AGGCAACTGCCGTGGCCTGGCGTCCGCCGGTCGCGGGAGCGGAGATCGCGACGTTGGTCGTGGCCTGCACGTAGCCGGTGCCCTGGCTGCCGAGAACGAGGTTCTTGACGCCGTTGGTCGGGCGACCGCCGGTCAGACCGGGCGCGATGAGCAGCTTCGGCACGACGCGGAGCATCGGACGCGCCTTGAGCAGCGACCAGACGCCGGTCTTGCCGGACGGCGAGCCGACCGCAGCCGACCAGCTCTCTTCCTGGCTCTCGCCCTCGGCGACACGAACCACGACGATGACAGCCGACTTCTGGCTGTAGATGGCGTCGACCGCGTCGAGCAGCGTACCGGTGGACTTGAGCTGACCCGCCTTCAGTGCGTCGGCGAAGACCGGCACCGGAGTGTTGAGCGGGAAGAGATCGGGGTCAGCGTCCGGCGCCGTGCCGACGAGGCCGATCACGTTGGACTTGACGGTCTCAACCGGGCCGGACGGGCTGTCCAGTTCGATCGTTTCGAGACCGTGGAGGTATTGAACAGTCATGGGTTCTCCCAAACGAAAAAAGCCGCCCGGGAGGGGCGGCTGAGGGGGTTGGTTGTGGCGATGTTACGGTCGAAGGATCAGCGGATAGTGGGTCCACTTCTCCTGGCCGGGGATATTGGTGACCCCCTGCTCGACGGTGATGGTGCCTGAGACCAGGCGGTAGATGCCATCGCCAGCAACGAGGACGATGTCATACGAATAGGACCCGGGCGGGATCTGGGCGGCGTCCGCTTGCTTCAACCTGAGGCCAAATTTGCCGGCTTGCCGATCGACGACCGCGAGGCGACCGTTATCGGTGGAGCACGTTACAGAGAGGTCGCCGGTCGATTTCTTCTGGAGCTGCATGTACAGCTTCCAGCTTTGGTCGAGGGGGATGGTCTCGCCGTCGTTGATCAGCTGCCAGTCGCGAACCCAATCTTCGTTCGTGGCAGCGTGAAAGTCATCCATGAGCACCTGAGGAGGGCTCGCGGAGAGAATGGTTTGCATGGTCAGAGCCCTGTCAGGAGTGGCCCCTCGTAGCTCTCGACCGCCTTCGACACGATGTCGAACGTCTTCCTCATCCTGATGTCGAGCGTCAGCATGATGGCGTAGCGGTCTTCGGTCTCGGAGCGGTTGAAGACGTTGTGGTAGTGGGCACCGTTGAACGCCCAGGCCTGCGCCTGCGGGTAGTTCTTGCGGTGGATCTCCAGCTTACCGGCCGAGTAGTCCGCCAGCTCATAGACCTGAGTGTCGATGACCTCGTAGCTGAAGTCCGGATTGGTGCGGATAGGGACGTGGACGATCAGCTCGTACCAGTTCGGCCGCCGGCCGCCGGCACCCATGATCATCGAAAGCTCTGATCCGTGGCGGTGCCAGGTCAGACTGCCGCCTGCCTTGACGCACATGAGCCGGGCGCGCTGCCCCTCGCCACCAAGCTCGGTCACGACCTGCTTGATGTACGGGCTGCTGTCGGCGACCGGCGTCCACACGTAGCCTGTGCGGCCTTCGTATGGAACCTCGGTCAGGTCGTCATGGATGGACCCGTTCTGTGCGACAAGCGAAAGCCCCCGCCAGAACTTGGCGATGTGGTCGGCGTTTCGGCTTTTGGAACGGAAGGGCACGAAAAGTGCCGGATCGATGGCATCAAGTTCGACTTGCAAACGTTGCGCATCGTATGCCTTTTCCAACCACAAATGGGGGATTTTGTCAAGGGATCGAGCCAGTTCAGCGAACTTCGACATCGCGATCCTTCTTCAGTTTCGGACGCACAATGTCGCCGCTGAAGCCGACCATCCACCGGCCCGTCAGGACGAACAGTGCCGCCCGGAAGAAGGCCAGGTTGTAGAAGAACTCCGCGTTGCAGCTGTGCGTCCAGTTGTCTCCGCCCTGGTACATGCAGGCGCCCTGGCAAAGCTGCAGCACGGGGCAGCTCTGGCACTCAGGGCGCTTGCTCCAGTGCTTGGAGGTGTTGAGCGCGATATTGTCGAAGTCGTCGACGTGCCCGATCTTGTGGTTGCCGTTGGCGCCCACGTTCTGGCAGGTCATGACGTTGCCCTTCAGGTCGACCGCCAGATACTCCGGCATGTCCATGCCGCACTTCTGGAACAGGTTCTCCGAGGTGTGCTGGTTCACGATCGACTTCACGGCCCGCTGGAGCTTCTGCATCAGCATCGGCGAGCGCAGCGCGCTTCCGTCTGCCAGCTGGCGCGAGAGCGTGTCGCTGAAGGCGGCCAGCTGCTCGATCGAGAAGATCGAGGACGGGTCGCTCGCATAGCTGTGGACTACACCCTCGAAGCCGACGTTGCAGCCCGGGAAATAGTCCTGGAACCAGTCGATGACCTCGTTGACATTATGGCTCTTGGGCGTCAGCACCGCGTTGAACGAGAAACGCGGATGAAAGGTCTGCTGCGCGTACTGGATCATCGCGAACTTGGCGGGGTCCTCGAACGGGTCCTCACCGCGGATCGAATGCCCGGGGCCATCATGACTCATGGTGACCGAGAAGTCCCAGGCCTTGAGCTGATCGATGATCTCCCGGGTGAAGAGTGAGCCGTTGGTGATGATCGAGAAGCGGGCGTTCGGGAACTTCTCCTTCAGCGCCGGCACGAGGATCTCGATCTTCTTCCAGTAGAGCAGCGGCTCGCCGCCCCACAGCTCAACCTTCTGCATCCCTTCCGGGCTGGCGATCCAGTTGTCGATGTTGGCGATGAACTCGCTGGCGTCCCGGGTGCTCGATGCCGCGGCCATCTGCACTTGGAGGGCCTGGAGGCAATAGGAGCACGAATAGTTGCAGCCGAGGCCGAGCTGAATCTTCAGCTTGGTGATCTCCCGGACCTTGCGGCCGGGCTGATCGTAGTCCACGGCGATGAAGGGGCGGGCCTGGCCCGGAGTCGGATCGTAGAACGGGTTGCTGGTGAGGTCGACGGCCTGGAAGCCGTCCTGGCCGAGCAAGCGTGAGGTGTGCTGATCGTAGAACAGAGGCACGACCTCTCCGTCCTTACCCAGCATTTCCAGTCTGATCATTTTCGCTTTCGAGATAGGCTGCCAGCGGCAGCGGGTCCTTGAACCGGTAGATCATCGAGTCGTCTCCCACACAGACCCACGAGACCCTTCGGTATTCGATTGGCGCTCCCTGACCTGCCGGAATGAAGCACATTCGCTCCGGGTGGTAGCTGTTCAGCAGGCAGTTCGGGTGGCTGAACGGATGCCGGTCCTCCCTGCCCGCGTAAACACGGGACCAGAAGCACTCGACTCCCTCAGACCAGAAGTGACCGACGCCCCAGTTCACGACGTCAATGAGCGCGTCAGACCAGACGCATCCGCTCCCGCGCGGAAGGTTGGCGTCCGGGTCTTCTATGAAAGTGGCGACGGTGATGTTGGTGTTGTCGACCCATCGGTAAAAGCCGGCCCATGCGACGAGCTGGTCGCTGTCGTCGAAGTAGCCGAAGTAATGGGCCATCGCCTGGGGGAACAGCTGGTCGATGTGGTCCTTGGCGAATCGCCTGAAGTCCGATCGCACCGGAGCGCTTGGATCGTTGCACCACGCTCCTACGCCGCTGCTGTGCTTGTCGATGATGGCATGCATCTCGTCCAGATCGGCAGGCGTCAGATGTCGGATCTTCGGCATGGTGCTCCCTTCAGCGCCAGAGCTTGGCGCCCATCACCGGCTCGGTGATCTTGGCCGTATGCGGCTTGGTGATCTCCAGCATCGTGGGGCCGACGAAGGTCTGGTGAGCCAGCTCGATCTTGCCCTCTGCGATGTAGAGGAAACTGTTTGGCTCCACCTCGAACGTGTCGCCGGCTTTGCCGCCAACGAATGAGCGCTGCCAGAAGACCGGCTCCTTACTCTTCGGGGTGATGCAGTGATACTCGCTGTCCGGCGCGGTGGCGCGGAGCTTGTAATTGTCGATGCCTCGCACGAACTGCGTGGCGCCGCTTCCAGCTGGACGAGGGTCTGGCGCGTGGTCGCCGCCGAGAGCCTCGAAGCCGCCCTTGGTGTAGACGGGGATGGTGTGGAGCGGCCTGGCGTCGTCCTTGCCTTCCAGCAAGTGGGCGATAGCCGGCGCGTCCGCCGCAGTCATGCCGCGGGTCAGTTCAGACGGGGGACAGACCCTCTCCTCGCCGGCATGCGCCGTGAAGATCGTGATCGTGAAATTCTCGAAGCGGATGCGCCTGAACTGCATCGTCACACCTTGTGGGTTTCCATGGGCAGACCGACCGGATCTTCCATGGGACGATCGATGCGGTGCGTGAATTGTCCTTCCAAGGCGGCGGGGGCCGGTGAGGCCTCCCGCGCCAGAGTGTCGAGGTACCTGGCGTGGAAGGATTGCCAGGGGAACTGCATGACGATTGCGCCACGCTGCTCCTCTTCAGAATGGTTCAGAGGAATGAAGACGCGCTTGACCAAGCTGCCGAGCGTCTCGTGTCGATATTCGACCTGAGCCCAGCCATCCTTGCTCCAGATGTTGATCTTGTAGCTGAAGGTGGTGCTCAGCGGCGTGGTCATTGATCCTCACTTACTGCACGCACACGCGCAGTCGCACGCGCAGGCACAGTTCCATTCGTCGTGGTTCGATTTCCCGTAGAACATGGACATGGGGAAGTTCGAGCCAGGGAATGTCCCTGTGCCCGTTGGTCCGCCATTCAGGAAATAATAGGTTCGGCCGACGTAGCTGCTCATCGCAATGCCGTAGCCGAAGACGGAGTTGACGGTCGAAAAGGCGACCGCTCCTGATCCAGGAACGGCCATCTCTTAGATCCCCAACTTTACTTCGATCGCCGCGAGGCGCGCTTCCAGAGCATCGTTCCTGTCAGCCAACTCCTTCACAGCCTCGACCAGGAGGCCGGAGAGCTGCTCGTAGTAGATGTTCAGGAGATCGAGGCCCGACTTGCTCTTGCCGAACTTGTCGGTGTCGAACGGAGCGAGACCAACGGCTTCCGGCAGAACCTTCTGCAGATCCTGCGCCAGCAGACCGGCCTTACGGCGCGGTTGCTCGGGAGCTTTCAGCTCCTTGGCCAGATCACTCTGATCCCAGGTGACGCCACGCAACTGCCGGATCTTCTCCAGCGCGTTGGTGATGATCTCGATGTCCTTCTTCAGCCGCACGTCGGAGACGCCGTAGACGATGTCGCCAGCGGCTCGAACCTGGTTTGCGACCGGGGTCGTGGCTGCGCCGTAGCCGTTGCTGTAAAGCAGACCAGCCGCCGTACACTGCATTCGCACAGCCGCGCCATCCGACCAACCGCCCCACTTGAAGGTGTTGTCGGTGTCGAGACCCATGTGCATCGCGTACGCAGTCCGATGGAACGTGATGAACGCCGATCCACTGTCTGTGGCGTAGACGTTCACGAATCCAAAGGTCGCGCGGTTGATGAAGCTGGTGCCGATGTTACTGGTCCAGGTGTGAGCACCAGTCCAGGTCGGAGCAATTGCAGCATCGATCGCGGGGGCCGCGTCCGATCGCATGTAGGTGACGGCAGAACCGTTCTGCGCCACCATGGTCGACTTGCTGGTCGGGTTCGCGAAGGTGACGCCGAGGTTGATGCGAGCCTGCGCCTTGTCGGTCAGGTCGCTCAGGTTGTTCGAAGCACCCAGCTTTCCAGAGACCGTGGTGGACAGCGCGGTGAACCCGCTTTCGTCCGCCGCCATCTGGGCAGCGAGTTCCTGGAACGTATCCAGACTCGACGGCGCGGTGCCGATCAGAGCTTGGATCTTTCCGTCCACATACGACTTGAGGGCGTAGTTGGTCGGATCCCAGGTGCCGGCGAGCGCAGCCGAAGCCGCGGCAGCAGAAGCCGAGGTAGAGGCGGCATTGCGATCCGCGCCCGTCTGGACTCGGTCGAGACCAGTCTGAACGCGATCGGCAGCGGTGGCCACCTTCGAAGCGTTGACCTGGGTACGAGCCGTGTCGATCTGGCCGAAGTAGGCCATGGCAGCGATCGTGCTCGCCGCACAAGCGCCGATCTGCCAGTCCGTGTGTGGACCGGGGTTGCCGGTGATCGACTTGACCTGCACCATCAGCGTGCCGGTGGCTGCCTCGTACGAGATCAACTGAGCGATTGCAAAGTCATCGACCGTCGAGGAGCGCGTCAGCGCCAGGAATGGAGTCGGCGTGAACAACGACTTCTGCGTCTCATCGTCGATGACGAAGGTCGCAGTCATGTCGTTGGTGAGAGTGACCTCGCTGGACGAGCCAGCGAAGAGGAAGCCGAGCGTGGACAACAGCTGGATGCGGTTGTACGCCGGCAGGATGGCGTCGTTCAGACGAGAGAGGCCGACGTCACGCAGGTCGTTGACCGCCTGCTGCCAGGACGGCGTGAACGGTTCGAGGGAACGCAGGCGCTGATCCAGCACCTGCATCGCCGCGTTCAAACGATCTGCCGTGAAGTCTTCATCCTCGCTGAATACAAGCTCAGGAAAGTTGCTTGACATCAGCGATCACCCCCGCAGCCTCCATCGCATCGAAGACGGTCTTGTCGACGATGTGATGGTCCCTGGGCAGGTAATTGAAGTCGAGCCAGGTGAACCGGGCGTTCAGCTTCACGTCGTAATAGACGGGATCGGCCGGCACGGGCGCAGGCTCAACCGCGACCACCTCGGGGGTGGCCGCGTTCGTGTTGTCGGTCATGTTGGTGTTGTCCTTTCCGCCTTAGACGGCGTAGTCCTTTTGCCAGCCGACGTGGAACACACGCTGGTTGGTCGAGGTGTCGAGACGGGTCAGCTTGCGGAACTGCGTGATCGCGGCGCCGAGATTGAAGACGTAGGTCTTCTCGGTCGCGCCATCGTCCGGATCGATCCAGGTCGTCACCGAGGACGGAGCCACCTGAGTCGTGAAGGTCGCACCAGTGAGCAGCTTGCAGCTCGCGGTGTGATAAGCCGGATCGAAGTACTCGTAGCGCTCGATCACTCGGATCGACGTGGAAGCCGCCGGCAGCGTGCGCGTCTTGGAGACGTGCTGCGCATAGACGTCCGGCCGGGACACGTAGACCGAGCTGTCAGCCAAGTTGATGCAAGGCATGCAGTCGACCGAGCCCATGAAGACCGCGCGGAGCGGCAACAGCGGCGGGATCGTGCCGCCCTGGCCCAGCATGTACTTGTCCACGTCGAGGAAGTTGTACCAAGTCGATCCGACCTGGATCTCGTACGTGAGCGAGGTGCCGTCCGGGACGATCGTGCCGGTGAGCAGATCGATCGCCAAGATACCGCCAGCCAGCTGCAGCGGGTTCAACGTGATGACCGCACGGGCCGTGTTGAACTTGCAGCGGTAGAGCCGCATCCACAGATCCTTGAACGCATCGCCCTGAGCGTATGCGCCGTCGAGCACGTAGAAGAACGTACCGGACGTGAACTGCTGACCCGGGACCGTAGCGACCCAGTGGTCGGCTGCCGTGGTCACGACGATCGCGTAGCGCTTGCCGGCCTGGAGGAAGGTCGGCTGGAACGAGACCTTGGTCTCGCCCTGGAGAACGAGGTTCTCGCGGAGCACCGTGGTCTGAGCGATACACGCCTTGAGGTTCGGCAGACCGTAATCGGAGACCTCGACGATGGCGAAGTGGGCCGAGCCGGAGGCCGCGAGACGGGTGAACCAGACGCCAACGGCGTCGAGCCACATGTTCTGCCCTTGGAGCCAGGTCTCGGCGATCTGGGTGCCGGTGACCGTGGTCGTGGTCGTTACCTTCTCCCAATAGGGCTCATCCCACCTGTCGATCCAGATCTGGCGCAGACGGATGAACGCATGGTAGGGCGTGTCCTGCGGGTTCTCGACCTCGTAGGTCTGACCGTCGCGGAAGAAGAGGCCGGCTCCGTTGTACTGGCCGGTCTGCCAGAACAGGCTGTTCGTACAGACGTAGAACTCGTCGCCGTACCGGATGCGGGTCTTCGACATCATCTTCTGGACCATGTCGAACGACTGGACCGAGTAGGCTGCGACCTGCAGCTCACCGTTGATGGTGCCGGACTGGAGCCAGGCTTCCCGCGTGTAGGCGGGGAACATGATCCCGTTCTTGATCGTCGCGTTCGGATCGAGCGGGTTGAAGATCTGGAGGGCCGCGGCGCCTTCGGCGGCGTGCGGCATGCGGATGCCCTCTTCCACCTTCACATGCGACAGCGGGTCATCCAGCTGCGACTTGACGGTGTCGAGGAAGAAGTTCGCGTCCGAGTCGATCGCGTTGTAGACCACGCCGTTCTTGGACTCGAGCACTGCCAGACGGACCAGCGTGCGGCCCATGGTGGCCTGGTCGACGTCGCCCTTCGAGCCCGCGGCCTTCAGAGCCGCGATGTCGGAGGCCAGCGTCTTGATCTGGAGACCGGCGGTCTCCTCGAACTGTTCGAGGTCGTCGATCCGCTGCTCGTGCGCCTGGACGCTCGGCAGCTGGTTGTCGATGTTCATCGTGATCAAGTCGACGCCGGTCGGCGTCAGGACCACGTTGGCGATGACCGTGTAACCGGCGTCCACCAGCGGGGCGGACGGGTCCGGAGCCTCAGCGCCGAGAACGACGTTCAGATTGGCGACGCGGGAATGAACCAGCGGCACGGCCTGCGGCTCGGCCTGGCGGGTCTCAGCGTTGATCAGGAACTGACGCGGGCGGATGTCCGTGTCCGTCTCCTGGCCCCAGGTAACGACCGAGGCGATACGCTTGCCGGCGACGGGCAGCTGCGTGATGAAGTCCTTGCTCCAGGCGGTGTCGGACGAGGAGTAGACCTTGCCGGCAGAGTAGAGACGTCCGGTCTGAACCTGGATCTGCGTCACCGCGACCTTCGTGACGCCGAAGCCGACGTACTTGGTGAGGTTGCTGATGCCGTCGAGCACGACGTGGTCAAGCGAAGCCTCGGCGAAATCCTGCAACCGCGTGAAGTCGGTCGGATCATCGTCGATGTTCGCATGGAAGATGATTTTGTTTTCCACTGGTGTTCCCAAAATGAAAAAGCCGCCCCGGTGAGGAGCGGCTTGTGGTTGATCCTTAGATCGCTATGCGACCTTCTTGATTTCGCCGAGCTTGAACGTTCCGAGTCGACGCCTGTCCTTGAGACGCACGACCCGGTGGTTGACCGTGTCGACGAGAACAGTGTCGCGCAGAGGCTTGGCAGCGACGATCGCCCCGCAGGCGTCGTCGAGCTTCTTCATGTCGGTCAGGACGCGGAAGCCATTGCGGAAGCGGCCACCAAAGCCTTGAGCCGGGGACCGTTTCAGCGGGATGCTGACTTTCGCTTCAGCCGTGAAGGGCTGAATGCCGTACCGCATATGACCGCGATAAGACTTGACGGCCAAACCTGCGGGCAGGTCAGCCTTGTTGTGCAGTGCCACTCGATCGTAGATCCAGCGGGCCGCATCCGTCTCGCAGCGGAAATTCTTACCTCGGAACGAGGCGTTGTAGTCGTGGAAGTGCTGATCCGCGTAGGCGGTATGCACTTCGGCGATCTGCGTCGGTCGAACATCCTGGGGTGTGAGCCCCGGCGTAACGGACGTCAGCTGGGATGAGGCTTGGCTGAGCCGCACCGTCACGATGTTGTTGGCAGCGTCAGTCGGCTGATAGAACTTCTCGCCGCGAAAGCCCGTGCTGTGATAGTCGCGCGCTGAAGTGTTGGCGAACGAGACGCGCTCTATGATCTGGCCGCCAAGCTCAGTCATCGCTTCGAGCTTAACGAAGGTCTCAGCCCCATTATTGACGATCGACGCCTTGCGGCCATAGAGGTTCGGGCCGTTGCTGGGCTCACGGAAGTTGATGTTCCGGAAGTAGACGTCCTTCGTCCGAAACTCACGCTCGCCAGCAGGATCGCGAATGATGTACGGGTACAGCCGGATCTGCGGCAGATGCAGCAGCCACGACATGAACTCGTCATTGGTCATCGCAGGGATGCGATAGCCGCGCGCAGGCGGCACGATCAGGTTTTCGAGATTACAGTCGACCAGATCAAGGTAGGTGGCCATGCCGGCCTTCGTACCCTTGATGCGGTGGTGTGCGACGGCGTCGGCGACGACCTTGCGCTTCTTGGCTTCAGGCCATTCCGTGTCCCACAAGTCCACCGAGAACGACCAAGCCAGATACGGCAGGTCGTCGATGTGACATCGATAAGGATCCCAGAGTCGCCGCAGTCGATCGGTGTCCAGAGACAGGAGCCGATCGACCTGAGAGGCGAGAGTGCGCTCGTAGACCGTAGCGTTCGGCGCCAGGATTTGGTCCATCAGGCGCTGAGCCATTTGGTTATTCCTCGCGTACGTTGGACACGTTCACGCTGGCGGAATTGATCCAGACGACGCCGCTGTTCCCGACGTTGATATCCTGAAACTCCGTGTCGACGTTCTGCACACCCTCCTGATTGAGGGCGGCGAGCACCGCGGATCGCTTCAGGTCGCGGCCGATCTGAGAGACGCGGGCGCGCAGCGCGGTCAGCGCCTTGTTGACGTCGGCGATGACAAGCGATGCGTCAGGGCCAGGGTAGAGCGTGAGGTTGGCGGTGATGTCCGCCGGGATCTTGGTCACCGGCAGCACGGAAATGTCGTCGGTCAGAGGCTTGATGCCGTCTGACATCAGGCGGTCATAGACCGCATCGACCAGAGGTCCAGTCGGAACCGGATCGGCCCCGTCCGCCATGATGGTGACGGTGACCCTGCCCGTGCCGCGCTCGGCGACTGCTGTGGCGTCCCTAACACTCAGTGAGGTGCTCAGCGCATGGAAGATGTAGGCGCCTGGGCTGCCGGCCGTGGAGAAAGACTCCATCGAAAGCTGGATGCGCCTCCGCAAGCGGGGGTCCAGCTCGCCGTCCATGCGCGCCACGTTGAAGCGGGCGCCGATAACTTCGAGGTCAGAACCGGTGGCGAAGGGCAGCATAGAGGCTCGCGCCGCGGCGTTGATGCGCTCGCGGACGATCATCTCGCCGTAGGCTTCAGCCTCCAGGACGATGTTCGTGGGTGACTGCTCAAGCGCTACCGCACGAGCGAGATCGCCGTTCTTCGCAACCACTTGGTCCTGGTAGACCTTGAGGAGGACTTCGTAGTCGATCTCCTCGATGACCTTCGGCGGCGGCAGTCGCGCAAAGTCGATGTACAGCGCGGGTGACTCAAAACTCGGCATCGGGCCCTCGCCTTAAACGGTGGTTTTTGTGCGCTTGAGGCTCGCGTCGATCAGATCGACACCCTCAATGGTGATGGTGATTTCGCCGGAAGAGTCGAACGCATCGATCGACACGCGGGTGACCTTGAACTCGGGCTCATAGGTGTTGATGGCGGAGATCGCTGCCATCATGCCGCTCATGATCGTTTCTTCGTTGCCCGGTTTGTCCTGCATGTTGATGAAGTTCGAACCCCACCAGAGGCGCATCAGGCGAACGCCAATGCGCGTGGTGAGGATCGTTTCGATGCTCTGCTTGATGCGCGGCCAGCCCTGAACGTAGTCGCCCGTCTTACGGTCGATGTCGATCAGATGCTCAGTTGCCAGCGCCATTCGCAGTTGCCTCCGGCTGCTCGGTCACGACCGCGCCCGCGGCGTCGGCCTTCTTGGCAGCCTTCTTCGTGACGGGAGCGGCTTCGGCCGGCTTGTCTTCGACCTTGCTCAGCGCGTGGCCCCAATACTTGGCCTGCGCCTCGGTGAGGGTGACAACCGAGCCGGCATCCTGCTTGAGACCGCCGAGCCAGATCGCTTTTTCGACGTTGTACTTGGGCATTTTCTTCTTGTTCCTTGTTAAGCGATGTTGGCCCAGACTCGGTTCGAGGGACCGGCCTCGGTCATGACGCGCATTTGCGCCATCTCCTTGGGACCGGAAACGCCGAGGTTGACGCGGCCTTGATTGATGTAGACCCAGCGACCATCGACGCCGACAGAGCACTCAGCGGCGCCCTTCACTTCGACGTAGTCTTCCTGGATCGTGACGCGCGAAGCGTCCTCGCCCTGCGACACCACGATCTCGTGGTCTGTCATGAAGATCTTGGAAGCATCCTCGCCGCCCTGGGTGATCGTGATGTCCTCGTCGGTCATCACCATCTTAGCGTTCTCGTCCTCACCAAACTGGACCGTCAGGTCTTCCTCGGTCAGGGTGATCACCGCCTTCTTGTCCTTGAACTGGACCTTGAGCTTGCCGTCCTCCATGAGGATGTCGGCCTTCTCGTCCTGTTCGCCGAAGCGGATGTGGACCTTCTCTTCGTCCTGCCGGTAGAACGACTTCTTGTCGCCGACCGTCTTGACGATCTTTTCCTTGTCCGCCAGCACCTGCGTGGTGTCGGAGTGACCGTCCTCCTGGATCTCGGGGATCTTGCGGGAGGACTGTTGCTTCTGGCCTGCGCCCTGCCCGTCCGAGCCAGCGTCGCCGCCGGGCGCCTGAAGACTGCCGCCGCCGAGGACCGTTTGCACGGTCTGCATGATGTTGCCGACCGAGGTCAGGTGCGTCATGTTCTGCAACTGCGCGATCTGTCCGAGGTTGGCGAAGTTCTGCAGGTTGCTGATGTTGATCATGCTGCTGATCTGGCTGAAGTCCGCCATATTGGCGAGGTTCAGGTTGCCCAGATTGCCGATGTTGCCGAGGCCGCCCATCGCGCTGGTGAAGTTCGACATGTCCAGCCCGTTGAGGCCGGCCATTCCAGCGAGGCCGCCGAGATCACCCATTGCGTCCATGTTGGCGCCCTTCTTCTGGATGATCAGGTGGTGCAGATCCTTCGTGATCCGCTGCCAGGTGTTGTACTTTCCGCCTCCGCCGCCCTCGCCGCCACCTTCAGACATGGCAGACATCGAGCCGCCGCCGGCCTGGCCACCTTGGCCGCCCTGCTGCTGCTCGTTCTCGTCGTCCTCGATCAGGTGGACGATCTCGTCCGGCTTGTCGTGAGGCGACGGGTTCTCGGGGCCGTAGTGGTACGGCTCTGCGGTCGCCAGCTCCATCATGCCGTTCACGCCGCGGAGCAGCGCGTACTGGCCTTTCTTCGGAGGGACGGACGACTTGATCGTGCCGTGGGAGAAGCTCTTCCACGGCTGCCAGTCGCTCTTGACGGTGTCGCCGCGCTTGCCGCCCGATCCGCTCGGGCTTTCGTCCTGCCCATCGTTGAGCTTGACGTACCAGCGATTCTTCTCGAACTTGACGTCGACGATTTTGCCGAGCCGCTCCTTGCCTTGGATCTTGCGTTCAAGATCCTGCAGTCGCCGCTCCATGGCGTGTACAGCGCGCATGGCGGGTTAGTCCTCTGGGGTGAT